GAAAATAATCTGTAAAATACGCCCGCCAACCTAGGGCCGGCCCTAGGTTCACCCACAAAACTTAAGCCAGCGATAGGTGACAGAAATAAATATTTGAATCACCTACTGCCCCAAGCACAAAACCCAAGCCAGCGATAGGTGACAGAAATAAATATTTGAATCACCTACCCAATAAATTTCTGTTTGACACTGTAAACCTAATACATTAACATCCCAGCATGGCTTCAACACCCGAAAAGAAAGTGAAAGATAAAGTAGTTAAGTTGTTGAAAGAAAACGACATATACTATTTTTTCCCAGCCACTTATGGCATGGGGCGTAGTGGCGTACCTGACATAGTGTGCTGCTTTGACGGGGCGTTTCTTGCCATTGAATGCAAGGCTGGCGCAAACAAACCTACTGCCCTTCAGGATAGGGAAATAGGTTCAATACGTTCGGCTGGGGGAACTGCATTTGTAATTAACGAAGCTAACGTTGGAGACTTGGAGTTGTACATTGAACAGAGGCGTAGAGATTTTGCTATCCAGAATGGATAGTCACCCCCAAGAATTTTGCATGGAGTTTAACGCTCATGCTCACACTAAGGTTTATAAGTGGGGGCCAGTACTGAGTGTTTTGTTAAACGATACTCATCCTGCCTTTAAGTCGTTTACAGCAGAAGAAGTGCAGGGTATAAGGGATAAGTATTATTCCTTACAGGCAGAGGCGTTCAGCGAACACGTAATGAAAACGTTATTGAAGATAGAAGGTTCCGATGGGCATTAGACACATTGCGATGATAGTAGTAATAGTGATAGCTGCATTTGGTTTTGGTGTTGGTTGGTCTTTCGCCATGTCCCAAGTGCAGCAATCGTGTAGAGCATACAACGGATTCTCTGGGTTAAACGGTTCCTATTACCACTGTACAAGGATGCAATGAAAGTAATAACAATAGACTTTGAAACCTACTACGACAAAAGCTACTCCCTATCTAAGCTGACGACTGAGGAGTACATACGGGACGAACGCTTTGAAGTGGTGGGGGTAGCGTTGCAGGTAGATGACGGCTTACCAGTTTGGTTCCACGGTGATGATGACCTAGCCACCGTATTCGCCACTTACGGTTGTGATAGTAGTGTGGTGGTAGCTCATAACGCGAAGTTTGACGGGGCCATATTAAGTTGGAAATACGGTATTAGACCTAAGAAACTGGTTGATACTTTATCCATGGCGAGGGCGCTGCACGGTACAGAAGTTGGCGGAAGCCTGAAGGCTTTGGCTGAGCATTACAAATTAGGTAAAAAAGGTACCGAGGTGCTCGACGCCAAGGGCAAGAAGCTATCCGACTTTACCCCCGATGAGCTAGCAGCATATGGAGAGTACTGCCGCAATGACGTCGCTTTAACCTACAACCTGTTTCGTGTGTTGATGGAACAGAAATTCCCAACACGGGAACTTGACCTGATAGACCTTACATTGCGGATGTTTACCGAACCTGTGCTACAGGTAAACAAGGACATACTGGAGCGGCACCTAAAGGACTTAGTGCAAGAGAAGGAAGAGTGGTTGGTTAAGGCACAAGTGGACCGAGAAAAGTTGATGAGCAACAAACAGTTTGCTGAACTGTTAGTAGGATTGGGCGTGGAGCCGCCGCTTAAGATAAGTCCTACCACGGGTAAGGAGACATTTGCTTTTGCCAAGACTGACGAAGGGTTCAAAGCATTACAAGATCACGACAATCCAATAGTGCAGACTCTTGTGGCGGCTAGGTTGGGCGTTAAGTCTACGTTAGAAGAGACAAGGACTAAACGTTTTATGGCAATAGCTGACCGGGGTAGATTACCTATCCCACTGAGGTACTACGCTGCCCATACAGGCAGATGGGGTGGGGACGACAAGATAAACATGCAGAATTTACCGAGGGAGTCTATCCTTAAGTACTCCATAATACCCCCGAACAGACATGTATTTATCGACTACGACTCCTCGCAGATTGAGGCTAGAACTCTGGCTTGGCTTGCCGATCAAAATGATCTGGTGGATGCATTTAAGGCCGGGGAGGACGTATATAAAATAATGGCTAGCGCAATATACGAAAAGCCCGTTGAGGATATAAACAAAGACGAACGTTTTGTAGGTAAGACTACTATACTTGGGTGCGGATATGGCATGGGAGCCGACAGGTTTAAGGAGCAGCTAAAGACATTCGGGGTGAACTTAGCACTTAAGGAGTGCGAAAGAGTAATAGAGGTATACCGTAGTACGTACCCTAATATACCAAAGCTCTGGTACTCAGCGGGTAGAAAACTGAAGCAGATAATTAACAACAAGACCAGCAAGTTTGGTACTGGGAATGTCATAACGATAGACGGCGAATCTGGTATTTTGCTCCCGAACGGTATGCATATACGGTACCCCAATTTGACGGAAGTGGTAGACGAGAATAAAAATAAAGAGATGTTATATGACAGCAGAAGAGGTAAGTCCGTCATATCGACTAAAATATACGGTGGTAAGATGGTCGAGAACGTATGCCAAGCATTAGCTAGAATTATAATTGGTGACCAGTTACTCCTAGTGGCGAAGAAGTATAAAGTGGTGATGACTGTGCACGACGCTATTGGTTGTGTGGTACCGGAAGATAAAGCTGACGAAGCAATAGAATACATACAGCAAGCAATGCGTACAGTGCCTAGCTGGGCTAAAGGGTTACCGCTGGATTGCGAAGGTTCATATGGATACAGCTACGGAGAATGTAAGTAGGAGGGGACTATGGCTATAAAAGAAGACTACGAAATAGTTACACAGACTTCACCCGAGCTAGCCCACAGGTTGTTCGAGAGGGCGTTCGAGAGAAACAAGACAAAGCTGCTAAACGCAGTAATATCGGAAAACGTATCCTTGGTAGGTAGACTACTAATGCTGGAAACAAAGCATTATTTCAAAGAGGCTGCGGATAGGATACAGGACACAAAAAAGGAGGACGAGGATGTTGGTTGAATGTACTAAAGAAGAATATTTAAAGTACATGAAGGATGACCCTGTACGTAAAGATTTGTTTAAGGACGATTCTGTAAGATTTACAGGTAACTTTAAAGTATTTGCCGAAGTAGACAAATCTGGTTTTGATACTGTAGTTAACGCTATTGTATGTGTGGTATTAAGCCCAACGATTCCGGATAGTGAAGACGTTTTACGTTTTATACAGGAACTTGGTGAAGAACTTAACGAAGACTGGGAGAACGATACAGGCACTAGTTTTGGTTTGGTACTCTGTCCGTACTCTTTGTGGTCATATAACAAAGGGGCAGGTAGGCGGTTGATAAATAATTTGTTGGAAGCTGTACCTGTAATGTACCCAAGAGTACAAGGGATAATAACCATGTCACCTAAAACTGATATGGCTATGAAATTTCATTTAGGTAACGGCGCTGAGATTATGGAAGTAAACCCAGAAACGATTAATTATCTTTACGATCTTTCAGACAATGAAGTTAGGGTACATTGAAACCAAGGTAAGTATAAATGAGCAAAGTTACGGTAGAGCTTGATAATAAGGAAGTCATAGAAGAGCTTGTAAATACTTTAGAACGCCTAAAGAGAATGGAAGACTCCCTTGAAGTAATTAAGATATACATAGAAGAGCTAAGGGGTGACGACTGTGACTGATGATTTGACAACTAAACCATGCAGATGTGGCGGTGTAAAAAAGCAACTACTTAACTTCATATCCCCCGAAGGTACAGACTTATCTGTACCGATACGCGCTGGCTGGTATTGTGAAAGCTGTGGGGAGTTTGAGAAAGCCATACTGAGAGAGCGGGTTGTTGCGGGTATGACCGAGAAAGACTTGGAGAAGAGAGATTAAAAGAAAGTTGAAGACACTTGTACACGTAAACCAACATCACATAAAAGCCAATGCAAAGGATGGCGGAAACAGGCCAGTACTAACTGTTAAGACCTACAAGTCTAATATTAAATGTAACAGAGTAAGATTTAACGGGGGCGAAGTAGTTTACAGCCCTGATAAACCTTTAAGTTGCGGAGCCAGAGTATGGATAGAATCAACAGAACCCGTAGAGATACTAGAATAAAAACGTGTTTGTATATGTTGTTTGGCGAGTTGTTGCAAGTATGACCGAGAAAGACTTGGAGAAGCTAGATGGAAAATAAGATCAGTAATTCTCTCAGCAGGGTAAAGAACAAGCAATCCGACAGAGATAGGATAGCTGAAGACATAAAAAAATATTTAGCTGAGGGTGGGACTATACAGAAAATACCCACCGGGCACAGTAGTGAAACAAACGGACTACGTACACGAAAGCAATTCAACGATACGAAATTTAAGGAATATATTGAATGAATGCGTGGTCTTACAGCAGCATAAAAACTTTTGAGCAGTGCCCCAAAAAGTACTACCACTTAAAGGTCCTAAAAGATGTTAAGGATGTCGGTAGCGCGGCTAGCATATATGGGAACATGGTGCACAAGGCTGCTGAAGACTATATTAAAGACGGAACAGAAATACCCGAAAAGTATGCCTTTTTGCGTCCTGTAGTAGAAGCATTTGAAAAGATACCGGGCGATAAACATTGTGAATTACGTCTTGGCGTAGCTTTCGACGGAGAGAATTATGCCCCCACTACTTTTTTCGGGAAGGACGTGTGGTGGCGGGGCATCATTGACTTGTTAATAGTTGATGGAGAAAAAGCATACATTATTGATTACAAGACTGGTAAGAACGTTAAGTACGCAGATACTAAACAACTAGACTTGATGGCCGGTGCAGTGTTCATCCACTACCCAGAAGTAGAAACTATAAAATCCGCGTTGGCTTTTGTTGTTACCAATGACTTTATAAAGAAAGATCACAAGAAGGAATTAGCATTATCGTATATGAATACTTTTGACCCGCTACTAGTTAGGTTAGTAGCTGCAGAAGAGAACAATGTATGGAACGCAGTAAGCAGTCCACTATGTGCATACTGTCCGGTTACTAAATGCGAGCACAACAGGGGGAGATAATGAAGAGTAAACGAGATTACAAAGCTGAATACGATAAATACCAAGGCACCAAAGAACAAAAGAAAAAACGTGCTCAACGCAACGCTGCCAGACGAAAGGCAATGGCTGCTGGTAAAGTTAGTAAGGGTGACGGAAAGGACGTAGCCCACAAAAAAGCTATGGATAAAGGGGGTAAAAACTCTGATGGCACTAGAGTAGAGTCAGCTTCCCGCAATCGGTCTTTTAAACGGGACTCCAAGGGTAACTTGGTTTCTGAAACTAGCAAAAGAGAACGGAAGAAATAAAACATAAATGAAAATAATAGACGACACAGCTATAGTTGTAAAAACAAAACGTCCTCATTTAGTAACTGAGGCTACAGAGAACGTGAAGATTGTATCGGAGCAGTCCGGTATGTATGAAGTTGCTGTTAAATGGGATTTAGAAGGTGCCCAAGCACTAACTAAGCTAGGTGTAAAAAAAGTGCCTTCTCCCATACTTCGGGACTACACATGGACAGGCAGGCACACGCCATTTGAGCACCAAAAGACCACATCTTCTTTTCTTACACTGTACAGAAAAGCGTTTTGTTTTAACGAGGCCGGGACTGGGAAGACGGCATCCGTCATCTGGGCTTGTGACTACTTAATGAAGAAAGGACTTGTTAACAGGGTGCTGGTTATATGCCCCCTGTCTATTATGAAGTCCGCATGGCAAGCAGATTTGTTTAAGTTTGCTATGCACCGTGGTTGCTCCATTGCCCATGGTACTTCTAAAGTTAGACGTAAGGTAATAGCTGCAGGCGCAGAGTTCGTCATAATAAACTTCGACGGTGTTGCTGTGGTTAAAGATGAGATAATGAACGGCGGGTTTGACATGATAGTAGTTGACGAAGCCTCCGCATATAAAAACCAAAAAACTAATCGCTGGAAGGTTCTACGGGACCTAGTGGCCAAAATCGAATGGCTGTGGATGCTTACTGGAACCCCAGCTGCACAATCTCCGTTAGACGCATATGGACTGGCGAAACTCGTAAATCCAAATAACACCCCTAAATATTTCGGCCAATACCGCGACATGGTTATGTATAGGGCTACACAGTGGAAGTGGATGCCAAAACGAGGGTCGGATAAAACGGTACATAACTTACTGCAACCGGCCATACGTTTTGAGAAAGACCAATGCCTAGATTTGCCAGACGTTATGTATTCTGACCGCGATGCCCCACTGACTAAACAACAAGAAAAGTACTATAAACTTCTTAAGCAGCAAATGGTTATAGAAGCTGACGGCGAGCAAGTTACCTCTGTAAATGCAGCCACTAATATCAACAAGCTATTACAAATATCTGGTGGTGCCGTGTACACCGATGAGAGGTCAGTTATTGAGTTCGACGTAAGTAATAGATTAAACGTGGTACTGGAAGCAATCGAAGAGGCAACTAACAAGGTACTCGTGTTTGTACCTTTTACTCACACTATAGAGTTGCTAAAAGAGTTCCTGACCAAGAACAAAATAACCAGTGAGATAATTTCTGGGAAGGTATCTCTAAATAACCGAAGTCAGATATTTGATGACTTCCAAACCAAAGAAGACCCAAGGGTATTAATCATTCAACCGCAAGCAGCATCTCATGGTCTTACACTTACTGCAGCAGACACAGTAATTTGGTATGCGCCAGTCACCAGTGTTGAAACTTACCTACAGGCAAATGCTCGGATTAACCGGCCCGGACAAAAAAACAACATGAATATCGTGCATATACGGGGTAGCGAGGTCGAGACAAAACTATACAACATGCTGCGGTCCAACATAATAAATCACAACATGATTGTGAACCTGTACCGAGAAGAAGTAATAGGATAAAAAATTTCAATACCTACTTTACAATGTCAAACTATGTGGTAGACTACTCGTCCGCTTTAAGCAAACATAGAATGTGAGGACTAAATGGGACAAGAACAAACAGCCGATAAACTTGTGTCGGCATATATAAACTTACGTAACGCCATACGTGATAAAGACGATGAAATAAGAGAGCTGAAAGAGAAGCAGGCTTACATATCTGAGAAACTGATGGAGCTCTTTGCTGACCAAAATCTGGACAGTGTGAGGACCCCTTACGGGACTGCTACTAGGCGCATTCAATCCACATACTGGACCAGCGACTGGGAGTCTATGCACAACTTCATACGAGATAACGACGCTTTTCATTTGCTAGAAAAACGAATCCATAACGGGAACATGCGAGAGTTCCTAGAGGATAACCCCGATAAACTGCCAGTAGGACTGCAGTCAAACAACAAGTATGTCATATCTGTACGCAAACCAACTAAATAATATTAGGAGCTAGTTAAACATGGCTAATGAAGTATCTATTTTCACTCAACAGACTGAAGTATCTAGAGTAGAACGAAAGACCGCATTGGGCGAATTGCTCAAAGATGGTATAGGCAGTTCTCATAGAAGGATTCAGGCTAACACCAACGGCACATTTAAGAAGATCGTAGGTGGGGAGCAGGTTGGTGATTCAATACGTGGCGAGTTTAACGCCATAGTAGTAGGTATGCTTAAGCAAGTATCTCGTATCTACTACAAAGAAAAATTTGACCCGAAGAAAGAGGCTACTTTACCTAATTGCTGGTCAAACGAGGGTATTGCACCTGAAAAAAATGCGCCTGACCCACAGGCTTCTAGCTGTGCTACATGCCAGAATAACATTGCTGGCTCGGGAGAAACCGGGGGTAAAGCCTGCAGGTTCCAACGTCGAATATCAATCATGCTTGAGGGTGATACCTCGGGCAACATATATCAGTTCAACATACCTGCTAAGTCTTTGTTTGGTAAAGGTTCTGGTAATGTGCATCCGTTTGAAAGCTACGTTAAGTTCCTCGGTTCAAATGGTTTGACTCCTGATCTTGTGGTAACCACTATAAGTTTCGACAACGATGCTGACACTATGGAGTTAAAGTTCAGCCCGCTTAGAGAGATAAACGACGATGAGTACGAATTGGTACTTGCTGCTCAGAAACGTCCTGAGACTTCTATGTATACCAAAATAACCGTAGCTCAGACAGATGGTGTCACTAAGCAACCGATTAGTAACGAAGTTCTTGAAGAGGACGAAGCCGACGAAGAGGAAGAAATAGCCGAAGAAACACCCAAAAAGAGGGCCAAGAAGAAGCAAGCCGAACCCACCGTAGATAAAGAAATGGCTTCTGTAATCAGCGAATGGGCAGCTGAAGACTAATGAGCTATGGGTACAGTGTAAAATTAGTCAGCCTTAACCACTCTGCCGACGGACGCTTACTGGGTGTTCGTTTAGGCAGGGTGTGCATAGACCGCGACATCCCTGTTGCCGAAATTGCTGCTGATTTAGGAGTTACTAGACAGACTGTTTACAACTGGTTTGTTGGGTACTCTACACCACATCATTCTCTGTCCAACAGAGTAGAAAAATTAATAAAACGTCTACAAAAGTAGGTACAACTTATGGACTTAATAGCATCAGTCCGTCCTGAAGGTGGGTGGTACGCTCTGCTCGCTATAAAGGACA